CTACCCTCACCGCTTACAGGGTCTGTAGATTGTATCTGCGCTTCGTTAATAGCGTTTATGGTATTAAATTGTACGCTTATGTTACGAAATTTGTATTTATCTGCTACGTCTGTTTCTGTAAATTCGTATTCCCTGTAATAATCTGTGCTGCTAACTGTTTCTTTACTTAATCCCCTATTTAAATAGCTGCTGTTTAACGTCCACGTATTACTGCTGTATGTAGCTGTAGTTGGATATAAAATACTAGGTCCACTAGGTAGCACCTGTAGGTTTAAATGATCTCTTGTAGTGCCTGAATCAAACTCATCTATTACGCCTTTATACCCTACTGCTATAACGCTAGACGCTTCACCTGGTACGTTATTCCGTTTATTTACTGCGCTAACTGTGTTATTACTAGCACCAAATTTAGGTAACGCTACACGTGGTATGCCACTTATACCGTTTATAAGTTCCTGCGAAATACTAGAGAGTTCACCATACGACACGCTAACGCTAATCGGTTCTACTTTGTCTCTACCGGTATAACTGTAAAAATCTGTTAATTGTACGGTAACGCTACTACGTGCGCCATCATCAGCATATTTAACGTCACGTACCACTAAATCAGCTACGTTAGCCACACTTGTACTACTACCGTCATTTACCGTACATTTGAATCTAACTATTTTCGTAAACCAATTAAGGCTAGCGTATGTGCCACCTGCACCAGGTGTAAATTTATTGCGTGTATTATCTAACGTTACTTGTCCGTTATACTGCGCTACTGTACCTACTGGTACACGCTGCGTAACGCTAAACCCTAACATGTCGCTAGTTACATCTATTGTGCTACTAGCGTCTACTAACTCTAACGTCCACGTAACGGTAGCCATTTACACCCTTACTAGGTCATTTACAGCTAATGGTATGCTTCCACCATTCCTAGCGTAATTTTGTAACGCTCGTACTACATCTTCACCGTCTGCGCCTGCTGGCATATACACGTTTATAGTATTACCACCAATTTGCCCTAATCTATCTAACGGTACTACAAGCTCCGGTCCTGCCTCGCCAACC